AAAAGGGATATCTATCCTCAAGATTCTAAAAAACTAAATACTGTATTAGTTATAAATATAATTGACCCAATAACAAAAAGGAGAAATCCATGGCATTTCAGCTATCACCAGGTGTAAACGTATCAGAAATCGATCTGACTACAATTGTACCTTCCGTTGCCACTTCGGTTGGCGCTTTCGCTGGACAGTTCGCTTGGGGACCAGTAGGTGAAGTCATTACCATTTCTGACGAGGTTCGCCTTGTTGAAGTATTTGGTGGACCTAACAACACAAACTACGAATACTGGTTCTCAGCAGCAAACTTTCTTGCATATTCTAACAATCTAAAAGTTGTTCGTGCGGCTAACACCACATCGACTTTCAATGCGACTGCAAACGGCGCATCACCACTAATCAAGAATTCAGACGATTATCTTGCCAACTATTCTACTGCAAACACATCCATTGGACCAGTTGCAGCAAGATACGCTGGTGCATTTGGTAATAGTCTTCGTGTTTCTATTTGTGCTTCTTCACAAGCATTCTCTGCTAACTTGACAGTTACAGATTCGATGAAGGCAAACGCAACACTCACTGGTGCTACAGTTATTAACGTGAACGGTACTGCTGCAGCTAATGCAAACGTACAAGCAGGCGATTTGATTTCTGTTAATGGTGGTTCTTCATATACTAGAGTTGCTTCTGTAAACGCTACTGCAATCGTTCTCTCATCTGCTGTTACAACCGCAGTTGATCTTGGTACACCAATTCTTCGTAAGTGGCAATATGCAGACAGTTTCGGTGTTGCACCAGGAACATCTGATTATGTAACTGCTGCTAGCGGTTCAAATGATGAATTACACATCATCGTTGTTGATGAAGATGGTAAATTCTCTGGTGGTGTTGCAAATACAGTACTAGAAAAATATGCATTCGTATCTAAGGCATCTGACGCTAAGTTTGGTGACGGATCTACAAACTACTATGTCAACATATTGAACAACCGCTCACGCTATGTGTGGTGGACTGGTCATGCACCAGGCAATTCAAATTGGGGCAATGCTGCAAACGGAACAACATTTGATGCCGCTAATGGTCAAAGAAATCCATTTACTGCATCTTTGAGTGCTGGTGCTGATGGTACAATGACTACTGGTTCAATCACTACTGCATACTCACAGTTTGCTAGTCCAGATGCGGTAGACTTTGGTTTAATCATTTCTGGTCCTGGTGACGCAACAATTGCTGGTTACCTAATATCTAATATTGCTGAGACTCGCAAAGATTGTATGGCATTCTTGTCGCCAACTAAGGCTTCAGTTGTTAACAACTCTGGTTCTGAAGCTGCTTCTGTTATCGCATATCGCAATTCTTTAACAAGTACATCATACGCTGTTCTTGATTCTGGATACAAATATCAATTCGACAGATACAATGATGTGTATCGTTGGGTACCATTGAATGGTGATATTGCTGGTGTTTGCGCTCGTACTGATCTTGAACGTGACCCATGGTTCTCACCTGGTGGTTTCAATCGTGGTCAAATCAAGAATGTTATCAAACTATCTTGGAATCCAACAAAGGCAGAACGTGACAACTTATATGTTGTTGGTGTTAACCCTGTTACTACATTCCAAGGACAAGGTACAGTTCTATTTGGAGACAAAACTCTGTTGAGTCGCCCATCTGTATTTGACCGAATCAATGTTCGCCGTTTGTTTATTGTTCTTGAAAAATCAATCGCTAAGGCCGCACGTTCTTCAATGTTTGAATTCAACGACCAATTTACAAGAGCACAGTTCATCAACTTAGTTGAACCGTTCTTGCGTGATGTACAAGGTCGCCGTGGTATCACAGACTTCCGTGTTGTGTGTGACGGTACTAATAATACACCTAATGTCATTGACTCTAATCAATTCATTGGTGATATATACATTAAACCTGCACGTTCCGTTAACTTCATCCAACTTAACTTTGTCGCAGTACGCACAGGCGTAAGTTTTGAAGAAGTTGTTGGGCGATTCTAATAAATATAGAAAACAGGAGAAATTAAATGGCTTTTAACGTAAACGAATTCCGTTCCCAACTAGTTGGTGACGGTGCCCGTCCAAATCTATTCGAAGTATCTTTGCCGTTTCCTGCGTTCTCAACGCCAGGAACAGCACAAGCAAAAACAACTTTCATGTGTAAAACTGCACAATTGCCTGGCTCAACGCTAGGTGTTGTGCCTGTAACATATTTTGGTCGTGAACTAAAATTTGTTGGTAACAGACAATTTGCTGATTGGCAAATTACAATCATTAACGATGAAGACTTTGTTATCCGTAACGCTTTTGAGCGTTGGATGCAAGGTATAAATAGTCATGGATTGAATGTCCGTAATCCAGCTGCATTAACACCAGGTGGTTACACAGTTGATGGTGAAGTTACACAATTTGGTAAAACAGGCAGTGAGTTGAAGAAATACAAATTCATCGGTTTGTTCCCATCAGACCTAACACCAATCGATGTAGATTGGGGTTCTAATGATACGATTGAGGAGTTCTCTGTGACTCTCACCTATCAATGGTGGGAATCAGTAGCCGATAACGTGATTTAAGAGAGATGGACTTCGGTCCTTCTCCATTTTTATAGAATGGATATTTAATGGCAATTAAACTATTCGGGTTTACACTCGGAAATAAAGATGTTGTTCAGGTACAAAACCCCGAGCAACCTTCTTTCGCACTCCCAACGGAAGCGTTAGATGACGGTGCGGTAACGATAACGCAAAATGCCTACTACGGAACGTATGTAGACTTAGAGGGTGCTGTTCGCAATGAACTTGAATTAATTACCCGATATCGTGAAATGGCAAATCATCCTGAGCTTGAAATGGCGATTGATGATATTGTTAATGAAGCTATCACCCATGATGTGACTGGTCGCACAGTTGATATCATTCTCGATAAATTAAAACAACCAGAAACAATTAAGAAAAAGATTGTTGAAGAATTTGAGAACGTCTTAAAGATGCTCAATTTTGGTAATCTTTCTGATGATTTGTTTAAGCGTTGGTATATTGATGGACGAATTTATTACCATGTTGTAGTAGATGAATCTAATCCCAAAAACGGTATACAAGAATTAAGATATATTGATCCACGCAAGATTCGTAAAGTGCGTGAGATTAAAAAGATGCGAGATCCAAAAAGTGGGGCTCAGATCATTCAATCTATTGCAGAGTACTATGTCTATAATGATAGAGCACCTTCTGCACAAAGTTTTACATCAGAAGTAAATTCTGGTCTTCGTATCTCTACAGAGTCCGTTATTAATGTAAACTCTGGTATGATGGATGCAAAGAACACCTTTGTTATATCATACTTACATAAGGCAATTAAACCACTTAATCAGTTGCGTATGATTGAAGATGCGGTAGTTATCTATCGTATATCAAGAGCACCTGAACGCCGTATTTTCTATATTGACGTTGGTAATTTACCAAAGGGTAAGGCTGAACAATACTTGCGTGATGTTATGTTGAAGTATCGTAACAAGATGGTCTATGATGCACAGACTGGTGAATTGCGTGATGATCGCAAACACATGTCTATGTTAGAAGACTTCTGGTTACCTCGCCGTGAAGGTGGTAAAGGTACAGAGATTACTACATTACCTGCAGGTCAAAACCTTGGTGAGTTAGAAGACGTTAAGTACTTCAGACAAAAACTATTAAATGCATTGAATGTACCGATCTCTCGTTTAGAACCACAACAAGGTGGTATGATTGGTGTTGGCCGTACAACTGAAGTTACAAGAGATGAAGTTAAGTTTACAAAGTTTATTATCAGACTGCGTAATAAGTTCTCTCAGATTTTTGACCATGCTTTAAGAATTCAATTAGTTCTTAAAGGTGTCTGTACATCGGAAGAATGGGATAAATTTAGAGAAGATATCTATTACGATTATAAGAAAGATAATAACTTTACAGAATTGCGTGATGCAGAGTTATTGCGTGAAAGATTAGGTCTATTGCAAACTGTTGATCCATATATTGGTCGTTACTATTCAGCTGAATGGGTTAGAAGAAAAGTTCTTCAACTATCTGATGAAGACATTGCACAAATGGACAAACAGATTGCCAAAGAAGACAAAGATGGTACTGGTGGACCAACTATTCCAATACCAGGACAAGAACAACAACAGGCAGAAGCAGATGCTAATCCGCCTGTAGATAATACGGCAGAAGAAGATTCAACAGAATCTAAAACACCGATGCTTGATGCAGATGCGGAAAAGTTATCATCAAGACTAAATAAGAAATAGGAGAATAAATATGGAAACGATTGATTTTATTAATAATGTTTCAGTTGGTAATGCAGCTGAAGCAAAAGACACACTAACTGATTTGTTATCGACTAGAGCATTTGATGCTTTAAATGCAAGAAAAATTGATATTGCACAAACACTATTCAATGACAAAGAAGAAGAACAACAAGAAGACGATACAGAAGCTGCATGAAATCTCTATTAGAATTTAAATCTATTGTTGAAGAAGAGGCATCAGACTATTCAAAGTTTGATGTATTGGTGCGGGCTGGTCTTGCCAACAAGGCACAGATGCAACGTATTCACAAAATCTTAGATAAGATGAGTGAAGAAAGACCTAACTTTAATAATGCCGATAAGATGATTATTCAAAATCTTTTCACTAAGATGGTAGATTTACTTTCTAATAACAAACAAATTAATACACAAGCTCGCCGTGCAGTTCGTGAAGATGAAATCATTACAACAGATTTGGTTGAAGCATCGATTGATACCCCACCAGATCCTCCTGTTGCGTTAGTACTGAAACGTAAGTCTATTCGTTTGTTTCCAGATGGAACAAGAGTGGCATTATATTTCAATGATAAGTTAAACAGATTCTTTACTGTACCTTATGGATTACCAATTACAGGACCATTACAACAAAACGAAAATGTTGAGTTGGAAGAAGCTGTTATGGATACCCTACATAAGATTGTAAAGAATAAACAAGCCAAGTCAGTTAAATTTGCTTCTGGTCATACTCGCAAAGTTGACCACTATACCGCATCGGCAATTACAAATGTGCATAATGCGTTGAATGATGATAACAAGAAAAAGTTTGCTGATATGGTGCATAAATCACCAGAACATTTTGTGAAGGCTTCTGATTTTGCATTTAGTAAACACAAATGAGTTTTCTAGATTCGATTATACATAAGCGTTTGGATGAAGCAAAAGAAATACTTTTTGCTCGTTTGGATGAAATCGTTTCTAAAAGGTTAGAAGAAGCTAAACGATATGTTGCTGAAGATACTTTTGAGTTTGTCGAATTAGAAGAGGCAGGCAACATTGTTAATATGGGCAGAGTCCAAAAGATTCGCCGAAGAATTAGAAGAAATGCTAAAGGGCGCATTGTTGTACAGAAGAATGTCAGACGCTCTAGTATTAAAGGTTATAGAATATCTGGTAACACAGTTAAAAGAATACCGGCTACAGTTAGGTTACATAAATCTAGAATGTTGAAGCGTTCTTGGAAAACAACGAGAAAATCTAAATTGCGCCGTACGTTATTAAAAAGAAAAATGTC